ACGTATAAACGTGCAATCAGAAATGTTTGCGGACGGAATGCCAATGAACGGCATAGCAGTAAATGTATATGCACACGCAGTATCACAAGCATGCTATGAACGTTTTGGCGGTAGCATTGATGAGGTAAACAAATCATATGCAAAAGAAAATGGTGCCGCAGGAAGTGTAATACCATTTTTTGAATCAAATAAATATTACATACCATCAACAAATTCAGTTGGAGCATCAGGATTTCCACAAAATGTAGATACAAATTCAATAGCTGGTGGTGATACTGCTACTGATATATTTTATCAAACACTGGGTATACATTATCAATCATCAACACATATTAATTCAACAATAGTTGAAGCATACAATGCAATAGTTAATCATAGACGCAAAGCACGTTCAAAATCGTTACCACTTAGAAATCCATACGATCATAGATTAGCAGAAGCATTTTGGTTAAATACTGGATATAATGATATTGTTGCAGATTTTGACGCTAAGTTATTAGATGGCGAAGTTTCATTGCAAGGATTAACATTTCAAGCGCCAATTAAATCATTAAAAGCATCAAGTAATAAAACTGCTGCAAATAATGATACATTTACTGGATCATATGGATACTCACCCGAACAATTGGGGTCATCAATTGTTGATGAAGGCGATTATTATTTATTTGATGAAATTTTTGCAGAATTGCAAGCTGGCGGTAATGCAACAATGTCATTAGCTGATTTAGATCAGGCACGCAAAACAGTAGCATATGCAAAAATGCGTAGTAAGTATGATTGGATAACAGACGAGTATGTAATCAATTTACTTATGCAGGGGATCACGATTCCATCATTATTGCAAACACAACCAATATTAATTGGTAAAAAATCAACAATGTTGAATTTTAATGAACGTTTTGCAACAGATGGCGCAAACTTAGATACTAAAGTTGCGAACGGATCTGCTACAATTGATATGAATATATCAACACCACGTATGCCATACGGCGCTGTAATTATGTATACAATGGAAGTTGTGCCAGAACAGTTATGGGAACGGTCAAAAGATCCGTTTTTATACACAACAGACACAGATACATTGCCAAACAGTTTACGAGATACATTGGATCCGCAGAAGGTGCAAACTGTCAAGGCAGATACACTCGATGTAAATCACAGTACGCCTAATTCTACATTTGGCTATCAACCATTAAATAATCAATGGAAAATGGATTGCGTCCGTGTAGGTGGTAAATTTTACCGTCCTGCAAACGATGCATTCACAGAGGATAGGCAAAAGCTGTGGGGTTGTGAAACTTTGAATCCGACTCTCTCGGAAAGCCACTATTTGGTCAAAGATCTCCATAAAAAGATCTTTGCAGATCAAGTGGCGGATAGTTTCACAGCTACAGTAATGTCGGATTTAAAAGTTTCCGGCAACACAGTCTTCGGAACATCGTTGCTCGAAGCTGACGCATCAAGTGACTATGACACAATAACTGCGCAAGTGGATTCCTCCCGTATCGCGTAGTTATGTATAGCGGGGTAGCCCTCCCCTACCCCGCTTATTTTTATTAAAAAGGAAAAAAATATGAATAGAATAAAACACGGACAAATTAATAAATGGTTTCCTGCACAGGCAGGAGAAGTACTAGAATTTGTCGCAAACAAACCGCGTCACGTAAAATTTGAAGTAACAACAAATTCAAATATAGAAATTTGGGTTGCAACAAACAAAAAAATGCAAGATGCAATTTTAGTTGGAACAAGTGACGCAAAAACAGAAGTTCAATACACGGCAAATGAAACAACATATTGCCAAATAAAGGCTCAAAAAGGTTCAGCAGTATTTGTAAATCTTCCAGATTTAGATCAAACACGTGTGCAACCTGATGAAGCTGTATATACTAATATTGAGCCTCGAATAAATCAAAGCACTGAATTTGATCGTATGATGCAATATATGAAGCATAACGAGGCAATACGTAATCAAGAACTTGAGGCAGAACGTGCACAGCTACGTGAAGCAATACGCAATTTAGAAACAGCACCAACGCCAGAACCAATAGTAGAGGCAGAAACAGAAGATGCAGGAGAAACCACCACATAAATTCTTTAGGTGGGTTTGGTTTTTAGACCGCATCCAGTTCTGGCATAAAGACGATCTAGTCCATCGGCGTTACGCTGATGCGGCTAGGTCGTTGGCAGTACCAAAAGACCATTCAATATGGAAAAAAGTGCGCACAGAAGAAGCAGACTATAAAGGAGCACATTCCGATATAGTTGAATTCTTTAAAGCATTTCAAAAAGCTTGTCATAAGAGGAATATACCTCTTAGAGCTTTTGAATTTGTACGTACTGCAGAACGCCAACAAGAATTATACGAAAAAGGCTTTACTAAAGCTCAAGCCGGTTTTGGCGCGCATCAATACGGGATGGCTTGCGATTGTATCGTAGGACATCTCGGTTGGAGCCTGTCAAAAAAGCAGTGGGCATGTCTTATCGCAATCGGAAAAGAGGTTGCAAGACGTAGGAATATAAAAATCGACAGTGGTTACGACTGGGATTTTTGGGATCCTGCCCATTGGGAATTGGAAGGTTGGAAAGAAATGATTGCTCCAAAGCAACCAGACAAACCTTACAAAAAAAACAAATTTTACGATATCAAAACAGGAAAATTACATGAAATTGAATAATTTCACTAGGAACGCACGGCACGGAAACTCCATATATTGGAGTGACGTGCGTTCCGCAATTACACTCCTCTTGTTAGGTAATGCCTCTGATGACACCTTTTTGACTTTAGGCAAAAAGTGCATCGAGGTAAAAAAGCTATAAAGTTCTAGATATGTGTTTAACTCCCATAACATTAGACAACGGATCACAAGTTGCTTGTAAAGATTGTTGGCAGTGTAAAAGGCGGAAAGTTCAAGACTATGTAGGACGCGCAATAGCTGAAAGCAAATCGTCCACGAAGACATTTGCTGTAACATTAACCTACGGAGACGACAGTTTAAAAGAGCATGAAAAGGCTCATGCTGTCGTATTATGTTACAAAGACGTTCAGGATTTTTTGAAAAGATTGAGAAAAAACTATAACGTAAGATACATCGTGACTGGCGAATATGGAACAGCCAAGTCAAGAAGCCACTGGCACATAATACTCTTCTTTCAAGGAGATTATCCACACGTGCCAATGGAAAGGAGAACAAATTGGACATATTGGAAAAAAGGATTTTCCTATTTCCAACAAGGTATCGACATAAAAGGATTTGAGTATTGTCTCAAATACGTCCTAAAGGACACAAACTCAGAAACAAGCGAAAGTCATTTCGCAATGAGTACAAGGCCACCTTTAGGGCACGAATTTTTTCAAAAACTCGCAACACAACACGCAATTCAAGGATTAGCACCACAAAGTTATTTTTATAAGTTTGGAGATGTAAGGGATTACAAAAATCGGGACAAAGGTTTTATGATGAATGGGAAAACAAGAGAAAATTTTATGAGTAAATTTATTGATGAATGGTACGCAAGATACCAACATCCACCCATTTCAGACATAGTAGACGAATTTATCGATAAAAATACAGATTTGTATTACACAGATGAAGAATTAGAAAAACGTCTACATTATAAACCAGTAAGATATATCGAGCCATGGCAACAGCCTGAGGGGCGAGGTTTATTAGATAAGACACAACTTGTTGAGGCAACATATGACGGAATACCAATTTATTATTGGGAACACGAAGAACATAATGAACTTAAAATATATACGGAAACACAAGAATGGGTAGAAAAACGAGACGAAGTCGTAAAAACAATAAAAGATGGTTCGGTAATAATAAAAAAACAAAAACTAACAGAGTTCTGGAACGGATCCTAGGTCGCAGACGGACTGGCGGATCGAGGCCACGGATATCTTTGATATCCCCCAAACCCCCCACTTTGGGGGGTTTGGGGGGATTTCTTAAATCCCCCCATCAAAACAAAAATGCGCGCTCGCGCGCTCAATTTCGCCGCACAACACGTGACCACGTCTCAGAAGCCCTATCAAAAACAAATAGGTCGGATAAAAAGCCGCGCTTCGGTTGTAAGGATAAACCACGTCAAAGAGACCGCACTACGGGTTCTGGTGGTGGAAATAACGAAATAAACAAACAATTACCGAAAAAATACATTCCTTGGTGTTAAAAAGATACAAAAAAATAAAAAAAAGACTTTACAAATCAAATTTTATAAGTCTACAAATACATATGGGGTGACACAAGAGTTTCAAATTGATCATAATATATATTATCGGCCATTTGGACACTTCACCCTTCTTATAAAGAAGGAGTAAAAAGTGCAATTACTACTAATACAACAAATCCTAAAACCAGTAATCACAAGATGTGGTACAATTCTCGGTTCGTCGCTTGCCGGCGCCGGAATAGCCGTCGGTGATACGGAAAGTATCGTTTTAGGATTCACTGCACTAGCAGGAGTCGCGATCGATCTTATTACTAGGAGATGGATCAAATGAAATTAAAAGACATTATAATAGCAACAGTTGCCGGAATAATAATGGGTATAGCCCTATTTTCTGATGTCTTAATGAATACGGGAGCATTATAAATGGGAAATGAAACTTGGCGCGATGAAATAGAGTTTGGAGTTGGGTATGCAACTGGTAACCCTCTTGCGGCAAAAGTAGCAGGATGGGCATGGGATGCTTACACAAAAAACAAACCAAAAAAAAATACTGGTCACCCATCTGGCGGAACAGCCGATGGCAAACCAAATTACAATTACGGCGATTTAGCTAGCATAACAATGCAAGCCGCCGCCGCGAGAAAATCACGTAAACAACAAGCGCAAGCAACGCAAAACGCAGGCAAGCTTGATCTAGGATACCTACGTCAAGAAGCTGAAAACAATGGATTTAATCCATTAACAGTTTTGCAATCAACAGGCGGTGCCGGAAGCACAAAATCACCAAATGCAGGCTTATTAGCCTCGTCACAATTTTGGGCAACATATGCTGACGGTTTAGGCGAACTAAACAACAGGCAATATGAGCAAGGATTAATAGACGCAAACAAAAAACCTGAAAAAACAGAACGAGAAAAGTTTATTGATCAATATAGAGTTCCATTATTAGTACCAGTTACAACTGGTGGAATGGACGGTGAAACAAACGTTAGTTATATGACAATAAACCCTGAATTAATGGAAACTCGTATGAGTGAATTAATGGGTTCAATGTTTGTTCAAGGTATTCAATACACATATCAAAATGGCGTTAATTTTAAAGGATTTTTAGACGCAGTTAAGGGTTTACCACCTGCTTTTACAAAATCATTAGAAAATTTATATGAACTTTTTGATGGAGAAGTGCCAACAGAAAAAGAATTAAAAGCCGCTGTTGCAAAAGAATTGGGTAAACAAGGCGCAGATATGCTTGGTGAGTATTTGCAAAGCAAATTACCAAAGAAAAATACAAGCATTAAAGAAAGCACTCTTCCACCACATGAATACGAATACAATATGTATGACGACACATATAAGAAAAAATAATGTGTAAAAAGTGCAAAAAAATAAGAAAAATTATTAAGCAAATCATTTTAAGGAGAAACAAAAAATGAGAATGACTGAATTATTAACAACCACGCCAATAGCACAAAGGCGAAGTGTAAGAGGCCTTAAAAAAAGGATTCTTACAAGCTTTGATGCAGGCAAGATAATACCTTTATCTTATGAGTGGTTACACAGAGAGGACGCAGTACAATCTGGACGTGTACGTATAAACGTGCAATCAGAAATGTTTGCGGACGGAA